GGTTACTGTAACGCTTAACGAGTACGGCTCAGCCGTAACAACAACTAAGAAGTTAAACCTAACTTCTTTCAACGATGTAGATGCAGCTCTTGCTGACATCATTGCATACAACGCTGCAGATTCTATTGACTCTGTAGTTGCTTCAGTTCTAACTGGTGGAACCAACGTAATCTACGGTGGAAACGCTACTACAACAAACACAATTGATGCAGCAGATATTATTTCTGTTGCTGACATTCGTGCTGCTGTAACAGAACTACGCACCAACAAGGCTTTGCCTCGTCTTGGTGAGTTGTACGCAGCATACCTACACCCACGTCAATCTGCTGACCTACGTTCAGAGTCAGGTACAGGCGGATTCCAGGATATTGTTAAGTACACAGACAATGTGTCAAAGACAATCCTTCCAGGAGCAGTCGGTGTAATTGAGGGTGCTTTCGTAATTGAAACACCTCGTGTTCCTTTCGCAGCGAACACAAACTCACCAGCAGTCAACGTCTACAAGGCAGTTGTAGCTGGTCGCGAAGCTCTAGCAGAGGCTATGGGCCAAGATATCAATACAGTAATCGGACCAGAGATTGATGCTCTGCGCCGTTTCCGTACAATCGGTTGGTACTACTTCGGTGGATTCGCAAGACTCCGCGAAGCAGCTCTATACCGTATTGAGTCTGCAGCAACAAACGGCTAATAATTCCGTTAGGTGGGGGGCGGGTCAAACCGCCTTCCATCACTAGAGAGGAAACCAGTGACTTATCATTTACAAACACCTTGGGAAAACCAGACTTGGATAGTAGATCCAGCATCTGACTATGCTCGTCTAGCAGGCAGACCCTTAGCAGGTGGAAGTTCTACTGGTTCGCAACAATTTATAACAGATGTTCCAAGATGTTTAACATTCTTAATTAATGGCACAACAGTAACAACTAATATGACACCTAGCCAAGATGATCTAGCAGATGCTGATTACTATTACTTAGGTGGACACGAGTACGACATTCCAGACAGTGTGGCGCAGATTCTAATAAATGCTGGCTACTCGGATTATGTGACGGCGATATGAGCAATTGTACTTCTAGTTGTAAAACAAAAGACCACGCTAGTTATGGCGAATGTCTACAACAAAATAGTCCTATGTTTGCAGGTTGTTTCCCAACTCGGCAAGGATGGGATAAGGACAAAGAGAACAAAGATAACAAAGAACTTAGTGCCTATTACTCTGCAGTAAGCCAAGGTATTGAACCTCGCTCTACTAAGATGAAAGACATTAAGGCAGCAGTTGAAATATCGCAAGGAGCCGGCAAAGCATTTGACGGTATCAATCTAACGCTAAAAAACTAAGGAGCAATTATGCCAATGGTAGACGGAAAGAAGTTCCCTTACACAGCAAAGGGCAAAGCAATGGCTAAGAAGGCAGCAGGCAAGAAAGCTGCTAAGAAAATGGTTATGAAGAAAATGGGTAAGAAGAAGTAATATGGATAAAATGTATGATGTGCCTAAAAAGAAGCCTAAGGAATTAGATTCTAAGTTTGGGGTAAGCATTAATAAAAAACCAAAAGTAAAACCAAAGCCAAACGGAAAGAAGAAGTAATTATGAGCAACTACGAAATTGAAATTGAAGAAGCAATCTATCCACCTGCAGATCGTCAGGCTCCATCTAATCGTAAGTATATGACCTACGATTCAATCCAAACTGGCGCAGTAGGTAAGCCAGCACCTCGTCAATGAAGAAGGCCAAAGGCGCTAAGAAGGTTGCCAAGGTTATGAGAGAGTTTAAAAAGGGCGAACTAAATATTGGTAAATCTACCAAGAAGGTTAAGTCCAAGAAGCAAGCAATTGCTATTGCTCTTTCAGAGGCGGGAATGTCTAAGAAGAAAAAGAAGTAATGTCATCTGGTAGCTACAAACGCCACGATGGATTTAACCCGATTCAAATTAAAGACGGGTGCATAATCCGCATTAATAAGAACGGCACTGTCCGATCAATACTAGGAAAGTATGGAGAGTATGGCAAAGAGTCCAGCGTGGCAAAGAAAAGCAGGTAAGAATCCTAAAGGCGGATTAAACGCTGCAGGTAGAGCATCCGCTAAAGCACAGGGTATGAATCTTAAACCTCCAGTAAAAAAGGCTGAGGCTAAGAAATCACCTAAGGCTGCTGGTAGACGTAAATCCTTTTGTGGTCGTATGTGCGGAATGAAATCTAAATTGACATCTGCTAAGACAGCAAGAGATCCAAACTCTAGAATAAACAAGTCCTTACGGGCTTGGGATTGCAAATGCAAATGAAGAAAAAAGTAGCGTTTTGGGATAAAAAGAATCCTAAGAAAACATCTAAGAAGTTAACACCAGCACAGAAGAGTGCTGCTAAAGCCAGAGCAAAGGCTGCTGGTAGACCTTATCCAAATCTAATAGATAACGCAGCAGCAGCTCGCAAGAAAAAGAAGTGAGGTAGAAGGTGGCACTAGGTACATTTGGTTCAACCCTTAATGATGAGTTAAATCGTCTTGCTAATGGTGGCACCTACCGACCAGCAGGAACTATGGTTGCTGAGGCATTAGCTGCCCGTCAATGGGCAGCACAGAGATCAGTCACATTAACTGTCACTGATACCGTTGGCGTTCTTAATGAGATCGCAGGACTGACTAGTAGAAACAGTTGGCTTGATTACTCTGGTGTCTGTAACTACTTAGCTGGTACTACTGGACTACCAGCAGCGCAAGCCTTGAGAGCGATCTCATCTTGAGTTCAAAATATAATTTAGTTTGCGATCAAGCAACCACATTTAACTTCCAGTTTGTAATTAAGAATGACAGTACACCCTGGAACTTAACTGGCTATACAGCGACTTTAACAGTGCGCCCATTTGTTGGTGCATCTACTACAACTGTTGTAGCAAGTACTGCCAATGGCAGAATAACCTTGGGTGGTGTAACAGGAAGAGTAACAGTGGTTATTGATGCTGCTACTACTGGTGCTATTAGCCCATCTCGTTATGCCTACGATCTAGTATTAGATTCAGGCTCAGAAGTAACTAGAATTTTAGAAGGTAAATTTATTGTGACGGGAGCTGTAACAGTCTAATGTCAGAAACCGTAATTGTTGTAGAAAATATTACGCCACAAGTTGGCATTGCAATTTCAAATGATCAAGGACCACAAGGCTCTGCTGGTGCAACAGGAGCCACTGGCCCTGCAGGTCCTACAGGTCCTCAAGGACCAACAGGAGCCACAGGTCCAACAGGCCCAACGGGAGCGACAGGAGCAACAGGTGCAACAGGTTCAACAGGTGCTACCGGTGCTACTGGTCCAACTGGTGCTACTGGCCCAACAGGTGCTACAGGTAGTACGGGAGCAACAGGTGCTACGGGAGCAACTGGGCCTACAGGCCCTACAGGAAGTACAGGTCCAACTGGTGCCACAGGTGCCACAGGAGATACAGGAAATACAGGCCCTACAGGGCCTACAGGAGCCACAGGAGCGACTGGTAACACTGGTCCCACAGGAAGTACAGGCCCGACAGGGGATACAGGCTCTACTGGCCCTACAGGGCCTACTGGCGCAACGGGAGCAACGGGTGCAACTGGAGATACAGGACCGACAGGTCCCACTGGTGCAACGGGTGCTACGGGATCTACGGGTGCCACTGGCGCTACTGGTCCGACAGGACCGATAGGTTTAACAGGACCAACAGGACCTACTGGCCCGACTGGTAATACAGGAGCAACAGGACCAACTGGTGATACTGGACCAACTGGACCAATAGGATTAACTGGTGCGACTGGTCCTACTGGACCAACAGGTGACACTGGTGCAACAGGACCAACTGGACCGACTGGAGCAACTGGCGCTACTGGTGCTACTGGACCAACGGGACCAACTGGTGCGACAGGCGCAGATGCAACTGGCTTACCAATAATCCTTATGTTGGGTGGAATGTAGTAGAATCTCACCATATGAGAATCAACGATTATTTTGACTCTGTTGTGGTAATAAACCTTGATAGGCGAGAAGATAGATTAGAAAAGATATCCACACAGTTAGATAACTTGGGGATAACCTTTGAAAGATTCTCGGCTATAGATGGTAAGGCTGAAGGTATTGATCCTATAGTTGCTGGCACTATGAGTCATCAAAAAGTTTTAGAAGCAAATCCAGAAACTAAGATGCTTATCTTAGAAGATGATGCTTTGTTTGTAGATGACTTTAATGAAAAGTTTTCAGAGGTAATACAACATCTACCGTCTACGACAGATATATTTTATCTTGGAGCTTTGCTACCAAAGAGAACTGGTAAAGTAATTGATGTTGGTAACAAGTACTGGTTTAAGCAAGTTATGAGTACTGGTTCCCACGCTTACAGCATACATCCTGCAAGAGTTAAATACTTTGCAGAACAACTTAAAGATTACAAATGGTATATAGATATTGGCTTAAGAGAGTTTGCTAAAGACTATAACGCTATGATTGCTCAGCCTAATCTAGTAACACAGAGTCCAGGTTATTCCGATCTTAGACTTAAAGAGGTTAACGACTTTTGAAAGTTGCAGTGTATACGATTGCTCTCAACGAAGAGAAGCACGTTGAACGTTGGTATAACTCTGCTAAAGATGCAGACTATCTACTGATAGCAGATACTGGTTCTACTGATAAGACGGTAGAGATTGCTAAGTCTTTAGGTATTAATGTAATACAGATCAAGATAGATCCTTGGCGCTTTGATGATTCTAGAAATGCAGCATTAGCTGCACTACCACCTGATATTGATTACTGCGTATCACTAGATATGGATGAAGTTCTAGTTGGTGATTGGAAGAAGGATCTACCAGAGGCTTTAAAGTTTAATATTACTAGACCAATACACGAGTATGTATATGGTTGGAATGAAGATGGAACTCCATCAATAAGTTTTGACGGTACTAAAGTCCACGCCCGTAAGGGTTATAGATGGCGGTATCCAATACACGAGGCAGTCTGTCCTTACAAGATCCCTGAAACAAGGGCAAAGGTTGGCTTGATAATTCATCACTTCCCAGATGATTCTAAGTCTAGAGAACAATACTTAGAGATGCTAGAGATGGCAGTGGAAGAAGATCCTAATAGCAGTCGCAACCTTTATTACTTAGGCAGAGAGTATCACTACCGTAAAAGATATTACGATGCACTACAAACTTTAAAGAAGTATCTAGAGTTCTCCGCATTTAAAGCAGAGAGATCTTATGCACTTAGGATTATGTCCAAGTGTGATCCTGATAATGCTGAGAAGTATCTAAAGCAATCTATAGAGGAATACTCCAGTAGAGAAGCAGTCTTAGCACTGGCTAACTACTACTACCAACAAGCAAGATGGCCAGAGTGTTTTGAAACTGCAACTAAAGCAAAAGATATTACCGAGAAGATGACAGATTTCTTATCAGAGTCTTGGGCTTGGGGACATATGGCTGATGACTTATGCGCCATATCAGCTTGGCAGTTAGGTGATTGGAAGTCAGCAGTAAAGCACGGCAAGATGGCAGTTAAGTTAAGTCCTAAAGATGAAAGATTACAAAGCAATTTAAAGTTCTACAGAGAGAAGGAAAATGAGCACGCTAAATGAAATGGTTGATGAGATCAGGTCTAACCTGCAAGGTTACACCCTTCGTCAAGATCGCATTAGTTATGTAGCTAATCCAGCAGGACTAACTACTACTAGTACTGAGATCACTATCGGTTCATCTTCTAATCTTGCTAAAGGTGTTATTGAAATTGATGATGAACTTATCTGGATTGACTCCTTTGATAAAGCAGATAGCGTACTTAACGTAATCCCAGGCTTTGGTCGTGGTTATCAGGGAACAACACCTGCACCACACGCTCAATATGCACAGATAACTTTGGCTCCAACATTCCCAAGGTCTGCTATTAAGAAGGCTATCAACGATACTATCAATGGGTTATTCCCTAATCTCTGGGCTATCTCATCATTTACATTTACCTTTAATGCTTCACAAACTACATACCCATTACCAGATGATCTAGAATCAATCCTGTATCTATCTTGGCAGACTACTGGATCAAGCCAAGAGTGGCTACCAATTAATCGTTGGAGAGCAGATGGTATGGCTAATGCGGCAACCTTTAATACAACTAACACAGTAAGCCTTTATGAGAACATCCAACCTGGTAGAACAGTTCAGGTTTGGTACACCACAGTTCCTAATACCTTAGATGCTAACAGTGATGACTTTGCAGATGTTACTGGATTACCACAATCATCTCAGGATGTAGTAACTCTAGGTGCTTCATACAAATTACTATCATTCTTAGATTCAGGTCGTATTAATCTTTCATCTGCTGAAGCTGATAACGCTGATAGCAAAATTCCATCTAACGCTGGCGTTGCTTCTTCTCGTTATATCTTCGCTCTGTACCAACAGAGATTAAACGAAGAGGCACTAAAGCTGAAAGACAGATACCCAATTCGTTTACACTACACTCGGTAAGGAAGGTTAATGACCCGTAAATATAGCTCCATCAGCGTTGAAACAACGCTTGCATCCGGTATATCAAACAGCGCTACATCTATGACTGTAGCTACTGGTACTGGCTCTGCTCTATTGGGTGGCGTAACATTAGCCGCCGGTAACGTAGATCAGTTCACAGTTGCTCTTGATCCTGATACACAAAACGAAGAGATTGTTTTTATCACTGCAGTATCTAGCGATACCTTTACGATAGTAAGAGGTCGTGCTGGATCATCTGCTATATCGCACTCAGGCGGTGCAACAGCACGTCACGTTGTGACTTCAGATGACTTAACATTCTACACAACTGGTGTGGCTACAGCAGATGGTGCCGTTGCTAAATCAGTTGCCACAGCAAAGGGTGACTTACTAGTTGCCACAGCATCAGCGACTATTGCTCGTCAAGGTGTCGGAACTAATGGTCAAGTATTAACTGCAGACTCAACACTTACTAATGGAATCAAGTGGGCTACTCCAGCAACAGTTGATCTAACCATTAACGCTAAGGTTGCTAACTACACACTAGTAGCAGGCGATGTTAACAAGTTAATTACTATGTCAGATGCTGGTACTTTAACTCTGACAGTGCCTAATGGAGTCTTTACTACTGGACAACAGATCAACGTTCAAGGTATTGGAGCAGGACTAGTCCAGATCCGCAACGATGGAACTACTGTTCTAACTTCAACTGGTGCTACATCAACTGCACCTAATCTACGAGCACGATACAGTGCAGCAACGATTATCTGTACCTCAAGTAATAACTTCACAGTGATCGGAGATATAGCCTAATGCCTACCTATAAAGTACTAGCTCAGTCAGCACCCAGTGCTGCTTCTGCAACTACGTTGTACACAGCAAGTAATGCTGTAATTGTATCTAGCCTTAATGTGGCAAATACAGGAGGCGCAGCCGATACTATTCGTATCGCAGTAAGACCAGCAGGAGCAACTCTTGCTAACTTACATTACTTAGTTTACGGAGTGCAGGTTCCATCTGGTGCAATCTTTACCTTTACTGGTGGTATTACTCTAGCCGATACAGATGTTATTACTATTTATTCAACTACTGGAACTTCATCCTTTAGTGCGTTCGGAAGCGAGGCAAACTAATGGCCGTAGGTATAACAGGCGGTACCGTATCAGCAAGTGCTGCATTAGCATTTAATGCTCAGACTGGTACTACATACACATTCGTACTAGCAGATGCTGATAACAAATTAGTTACAGCTTCTAATGCTTCTGCTCAAACTTATTCAATACCTACTAATGCAACAACTGCTTTCCCAATAGGAACTCAAATAAATCTTATTCAGATCGGCGCTGGTCAAGTGACTGTCCAGGCTGCAACATCTGGTACTACAACAGTGGTATCAACAGGAGCAACTGCAGCTACGCCAAAATGTAGAGCGCAGTATTCTGCTATTACTTTAGTAAAACGAGATACCGATTCTTGGTATGCGATTGGAGATATAGCCTAATGCCAATCTTAGGAATTATCGCAAGTCAGAACTATCCTCGTGTAACCAACTCATACGAATCTATTGCCACAGTTACAGTAGGCTCAGGCGGTCAGTCCACAATTACTTTCAGTTCAATTCCGTCTACTTACAAACATTTACAATTAAGAATTGCTGCTTCAACTGACAGAGGTACATTTGCATTAGACAATGTTTTCGTTACCCTTAATGGTGATACAGGCGGAAATTATTCTCATCATTATCTTCAAGGAGATGGGTCAAGTGCGAGTGCTGGCGCAACTGCAAATGCAACTGATGTAAGATCAGGTTCATTACCTTCAAGTGCTGCTGCCAATGTTTTCGGTGTTTCTATATTTGATATTTTAGATTACAAAGATACAAACAAGTATAAGACAACTCGTTCATTGTCAGGCTTTGACTTAAATGGTACTGTTTCGGGAATTGGTGGATTTGTTCAATTGTATTCAGGTAACTGGAGGAATACTGCGGCAGTCAATTCAATAACTCTAAATCGTCAAAGTGGTACTAATTTTATTCAATACTCGCATTTCGCCTTATACGGAATACGAGATTAACCGATGCTAACCAACTTTAGAAAGAAGGTAATCTAATGCCAGCAGGTCCAACTTATGAACCGATAAACACTACTACTGTTTCAGGAACTTCAACCAGTCAAATTGATTTTAATTCAATTTCATCTGCCTATACAGATTTAGTGTTAGTTAGCAATTATGGAATATCTGCTAATTTATATGGTCTGCGTATTAGGTTTAATGCAGATACTGGTTCAAACTATTCAGATACTATTCTTTATGGTGATGGTGGTTCTGCGGCTTCTTCTAGAGATACAAGTGCAACATCTATTATTACGAGCGCAGTTGGTGTAAGCAACAATGTGCTAAACTATAATTTTATTTGCAACATACAAAATTACTCAAACACCAGCACTTACAAAACAGCCTTAGTTAGAGCAAATGCTGCAAACCGAGAAACTGTTGCCTGTGTAGGTTTGTGGCGTTCTACTTCAGCAATCACCTCAGTAAATGTTTTTGTTGGTTCAGGCTATATTCTTTCAGGCTCAACTTTCACTCTCTACGGAATTGAGGCAGCATAATGGTTGCTACATATGAGATTATAGATAAGCGCATTTTGGCTACAAGTCAAACCAGCGTTACCTTTACTGTTATTCCTGCAACTTACACAGACTTAAAATTAGTCGCTTCAATTAGAACAGATCGCACTGCTTCAGCAGCAGAAAACATAAGAGTTCAATTTAATTCGGATACAGGTTCTGTGTATTCAGCAATAATACTTGATTCAGATGGTACTTCCGCTTATTCTAGTTCAAACTCAACACAAGCAAGCATACTTTCTGGTTATGGTAATACAGACCTTACTACCTCAGACACATTTGGAAATTTTGAAATGTACATACCAAACTATCTTTCAACCACTGCCGCTAAATCTATATCAAGTGATTCTGTTGTTGAAAATAATTCAAGTACTGGGTTTGATGTTTTAATTGCTGGTCTATGGAATCCTGCAAGTCAGGCTGCGATAAATGAAATTAAATTATTTCCGCAACTTGGCCCTAATTTTAAGATTAACAGTTCATTTTATCTGTACGGCATTAAAAACTCATAAAGGAGAAAACAAATGACAAACCCAACTAAACTAATCATCAACTGCGAAACTAAAGAGCAGATTGAGGTTGAACTAACTAATGAAGAAGTAGCGCAGTTAGAGGCAGACCGCCAAGCAGCAGAGGCTGCCAAGGCAGAGCGTGATGCAACAGAGGCAGCTAAGGCTGCAGCCAAAGCATCAGCAGAAGCAAAACTTGCAGCCCTTGGCTTAACAGTAGAAGAGATCAAAGCTCTTTAATTAGCAATTCCTCCTGAGCACCGAGGTTAAAAGGCTCTTATTTTTATGCCTATTTTAAGGAGAACCAATGGCTTATGGCAGTGACATCACCGAACGGATACCGGTACCGTTATCCAATCCTGCTGGTTCTACCAACTACTCAGCTACTGGTGTCGCATACGACATAGCAATTGCTGGACAACCATTTTTTGTTAACGCCTCCGATGAAACACCTTATCGCAGAGTAACAGCGCAGTATCGTAAACAACAGATTGACCAGACTAGAGAGCCTGGTGAGCAGACACTTACTGGTTGGTGGCTACGATCACAGAGTTCGTTCCACTTTGGACAAGGCATTAAGTTCTTTGAACCTATTAACGATGAGTCACTTCGTTTCCAGTACACCGAATCTAAAGGTGTGGATATCTGGACTAGAGGACAAGCTACATTATTGTCATCTGTATTTGATACTCATACCACTACTGGTGGTATTAACACCAACGGTAGACCTTGGCAGTTCTCTAGATCAATCCAATGGGTAAAAAGCGGCAATACCTATGATGGTATTTTACTAGCCGATGAGTATGATGTTGATAAAGTATTCCCAAGAATTACAGTATCCATTAACAACAAGGCTTTAACATCTAACGTAGCAACACTTACTACTACTGCACCTCACGGGTTATGTATTGGTATGGAGATTGTTATTACTGGTGTAGATGCTACCTTTAATGGTACCTATAGAATTACTGCAGTACCTACTACTACTACCTTTACCTATGCTAAGACTGCTACTGATGTACCGTCAACTGCTGTATCACCAGTAGGAACTGGTGTTGCTGAGGTTATCCACTTTATTGATTACAACTCAGGGTCAGACTACCCAGTATTTGCTATCTGTGATGATGGTGTTTTTGCCTACTGGGTTACTAATGTGCTTAACGCTGGAACCCCAAGGCTAAGAGTATATAAGAAACTACTAACTGATGATAGCTCTGTATCACCTACCTTAATGATTAGTCAGAACAGCATTACTGTAACTAACGCTGTTATTGAGTACACCAAAGAGCGTTTGATTATGGCAGTCAATGACAAGATCTATGAGTTTGCCTCAACTGCTACATCATTACCTGCTGCGGTCTATTCTCATAACGATGCTGACCATATCTTTACTAGTATTACCTCATCTGGTTCTGCTATTTATGTAGCAGGATATAGCGGAATCCAATCTAATATCTATAAGTTTACCCTTACTACTGCTGGCGCTATGCCAACTCTCACCTCAGCTATTACTGCTGCTGAGTTACCAGTAGGAGAGAAGTGCTTTAAGATCTCATACTATCTAGGTTATATGGCTATTGGTACTAGCCTAGGTGTTCGTATTGCCGCGATCTCTGATCAGGATGGATCTATTAACTACGGTCCATTACTCTTTGAATCAACTCAACCAGTCTATGACTTTGCCTTTAGAGATAGATACATATGGGCAGCAACTGGTGTTGATGGACAAGCAGGTGTTACCCGTATTGATCTAGGTACACAATTTGGACAGAGTTTAATCTTTGCTTATGCCTGGGATCTATACGATCCAGCAGATACCTTAGGACAGCACACAACAACCTGTGCCTTCTTAGGTGATACTAATCGTTTATCATTCTGTAACGCTGGCAATGGTACTAACGGTAATATCTATATTCAATCTGTATCAGAGTTAATCGCAGAAGGTTACCTGCGTACTGGTTATATCAGATACAACACACTAGAAGGTAAGATCTTTAAGTTACTACAAGCTCGTGTAGATAATACCAATGGTGGATTTAGTATTGATTCTATTGATTCATCTGATAACTTCTTCCGTATCGGTACCTTTACTCAAGGTGGTACTACACCTGAAGTTAATATCAACTACCCAATCGGTGCTCAAGAGTATATGGGATTCCAATTCGCATTAACTAGATCAACTACTGATCTATCTAAGGGTCCACTATTTACTGGATATCAGATCAAGTCACTACCTGCTATTCCTCGTCAACGTTTAATTCAGTTCCCATTGGTTTGCTACGACCACGAGAGCGATCACTTCGGAGTTGAAACAGGTTATGAAGGATCAGCTTATGATCGTATGACAGAGTTAGAACAGATTGAAAACCTTGGAGATACCATCAGAGTAGAGGATTTCAGAACTGGTGAGTCATTCATTGGACTGATTGAAGAGATGGACTTTGTAAATAAAACACCAAGCGATAGGAGATTCTCCGGTTACGGTGGCAATCTAATCGTAACTATCAGGACCGTATAGGAGAGAACAAATGTCCCCGAACGACTGGGCTGCTTTAGCCGTATCTGTAATAAGTATAGCTGGTGCATTAGCAATGGGAGTAAGACACCTTGTAAAGCATTATCTATCAGAGCTTCGCCCGAATGGAGGCTCTAGCCTCCGAGATTCCGTTGACAGATTGGAGCGCCAGGTTGAGGAAATTTACAGCATCCTTATTAATCGCAACTAGCGTTGCCTTACTAACAGGTTGTGGCTACCAGGGTTGGATGAGATACCCGTGCCAAGAGTTTGAGAATTGGGAAAAGCCTGAGTGCAATCCTCCTGAATGTATTGCTTATGGACAATGTACAAAAGATTTATTACCGGAGGGATATGATGGCACGTCAGAAACTAAGCCCTGAAGAATTACACGCTAGGTTAATAGTAACTATTGGAGTCATCCTAGCAATTGTATTTGCTGGATCAGTCTTTGCTTTACTGTATGCGTTCTTATTTATTACTCAACCTTTAGGTGAGCAAGCACCAAATGATAAAGCTGCTATTGATCTAGTATCAACCCTGTGTGTGTTCCTTACTGGAACCCTTGCAGGGATCGTATCTGCCAATGGACTGAAGAGTAAGAAAAAGGATGAGGATGTCAAATGAAAATACTTGCAAAGAAAGCAACGCCTGCTGCAATAGCAGTGCTTCGTCAAGCGACAGCATTAAAGCCGTTACGCAAGAAGGCATCGGATGGACTATTACCATCGGCAGCCCATTTAAAACAAAGTGCTGACTCAGATCACAACACTGGGTTCGCTGTTGATTTAACCCACGATCCTAAGAATGGTATTGATTGTGTTGAGATCTTTGAGAAGTTAAAAGAAGATAAGCGAGTTAAGTACCTGATTTTCCAAGGACAGATTTGGTCTAAGGAAAGAGCAAAAGAAGGCAATCGTAAATACAGTGGTAGTAATCCCCACAACAAACATTTGCATATCTCTATCAATGATGGTTCTGGAAATGACACTTCACCTTGGTTCTGGTGGATGAATCAACCTAATCCTTTAAAGGCATTAGTTGCATCCGTTACACCAACACCAGCGAAGAAGGCTTATCCAGTAGCACCAACTGCAGTTTGCACCTGTTGCAAGTTGCATAGCAAAACAAAATAAAGGAGTAATAAATGAACCCACAGTTCAAGCAAGTAGTTCTATCTTGGTTCCGAGCATCAGCAGCAGCAGCAGTTGCACTGTATGTAAGCGGTATTACTGATCCTAAGCAATTAGGAGCAGCAGCATTAGCAGGCCTAGCAGGTCCAGTATTGAAATGGTTAGATCCATCAGCTTCAGAATTTGGTAGAGGCTCAGAGTAAACTAGAATACTGCGAGGCTACACAGAGGCTCATCCCGAAAGGGATGGGCCTTCTTTTTTGTTTTCCCAATCTTTATTTGTAAAGGTCTTTATACGATGGCAGTTAGAACAGAGAGTCTGCAGGTTACTAGGCTGGTTGTTACTGCTGTCACCGTCTATGTGATCTACATCTAGTTGACTGCTGTGCTCAGGAACAAAGCCACATCTTTCGCATTTGTCCTTTTTGTATATTTTGTATGGGTATAACCGTCTGTTATTCTTAGTCCTGTATACTGTTATACAGCGCCACTTACCAGTAAGAGATGCTGAACTACTATCTCTTAACTTAATTCTTATAGGGCCACAGAGGGAACATACTGCGGTGCGAAGTGAATCATCTATATTAGATAGGCGGTGCATCTTTATCTATTGGGCAAGGCACAAGCACAAGATTGCCACAATTAACACAGGTTGCATCTAGGAAATACCAGACTATCTCGTAGTCATCAAAGCTAGCCAGTATGTTAAAGACCTGACTACCACAAGGGCAGATGTGTACTGGTCCTAAGGACCTTAGATCTGAGCCGAATTTAGGAGGTAGTTCTTTCTTGTTTTTACGCAGGATTGGTAGACGGAGCCGCATACTGTTACCGTTGCGCTACCTGAGGGTAGCGCCTGTACCGTTTTACCTCGTTCACACTCGGTATTGTAACGACATTCTCTGCCTAGTATAAAGCATTAAGCCTTTCGTGGCGTGTCGTGCTATACTTATCTCAAGACATAGGAGGGGTAATGACAACACTCGTTGGTATACAAACCGATGAAGTAGTAGTACTTGCTGCAGATTCGCAGATAACTGAAGATAACTTACGCACTATCTCAACAGCTACACCAAAGATAGTTGAAGTCGGTAAGTATCTAATAGGAATTACTGGTGATACTAGACCAGGAGATATTCTTTCTTACAACTGGAAGCCACCTGCATTTAAAGGTAGTGATGATCCAGTACAACATATGGGTAGGAAAGTAATTCCATCTATCATCAAAGCATTTACTGATGGTGGTTATGACTGGGCTAATGTTGATAAGAAAGACGGTGGCTTTGACTACCTAATATCTTTTAATGGAAATCTATTTCACATAGCTTGTGATATGTCATTCATTCAGAATGATTCAGATCTATACGCTATAGGTTCTGGTGGTCAGTTTGCTACCGGTTATCTATACGCCTGTAAGCAAAGAGCATCTGGTCCTTGGGGACTAGAACTAGCAGAAGATTTTGCTGAGGAAGCAATCCTTTGTGCAACACGCTTTGATGTAAACACTGGCCTCCCAGTACAAATTGTGACTCAGGATAGGATTTAATTATGAGCGATCCAAAAGAATTATTACTAGAAGTACTGCGAGCTAAGGATGCTAGTAGAGCAAGGTCTAAGCAAGCGCAGATTGGTCCATCGGAGTTAGGTGGATGTCGGCGTAAGGTTTGGTATCGTCTTAACGATCAACCTGAAACCAATGACAACGAGATGAAACTCGCTGCCATTATGGGTACTGCTATCCACGCTGCTATTGAAGATGCTATCGGTGTAGCAGATCCTAAAGGTGAGAAGTACTGGGTTGAAACTGAGGTTGAATACAATGGTATGAAAGCCCATATAGATTTATTCGTACCTGAAACTGGAGATGTGATAGATTGGAAAACCGTTAAGGTTAAGAATCTATCCTACTTCCCATCGCAACAACAGCGCTGGCAAGTACAGGTGTATGGCTATCTGCTTGACAAGTCGGGGAAGGGGAAACCTCGTAATGTTAATCTTGTAGCCATTGCCCGTGATGGTGATGAACGAGATGTTAAGGTTCATTCTGAGCCATATGATCCAGTTATTGCAGAGGAAGCACTGAACTGGTTGGCTGCTATCAAGGAGTCAACGGATGCACCAGAGCCAGAGCGTGATCAAAGTTTCTGTAAGAGTTACTGTAAATACTATGACGAGTCTGGTGAGATGGGATGCGTTGGTCTAAAAAAAGAACGTATCGCAATTGACGAACAGGTCATTGCGGATGCAGATGTTGATAAGAACGCATTACTTTATTTACAATTAGACAACAAGATCAAAGAGCTAGAGAAGGAGAAAGACTCCTTGCGTACTAGCTTTGAAGGTTTACTTGGTACTACATCTAGTGGTATCCAGGTAAGTTGGACAACAGTTTCCGGAAGGAGTACTGTTGATGCAATAGAGGTGCAAAAGTTGCTTGGCTTCATACCAAAGAAGGAAGCACCTGATTCACTTCGCTTAACAATAAAACAAACTGGAGGAAAATAAATGGCTGCATCTGAGTCAACAAAGTTTCAAGTTAACTATAAGTTATCTGATGGAACTCTTGTAAATCTATATGCAAAAGATCAAGCAGATCTTGAAGCATCACTAACTACTATCGCTGACCTAGCGACACTAGTATCATCAACTGGTAAAGCACTTGGTGCTACACCGCAATCTAATGGCGCAGCATCTGTTGCCTATGCCAAGCAAGCACTGGGTGCAACAGCAGTTGCAGTACCAGCAGGAGATACTCCTGATTGTAAGCACGGTACTATGTCATTCCGTTCTGGCGTTGGTCAGAAGGGTCCTTGGAAAGGTTGGATGTGTGCTGCACCTAAGGGTGCTGCAGATAAGTGCGAAACCGTCTGGGTTCGTTAGCTTTATGCGGGTTCCCTACAACTTTGAGAACCCACTATGTAGAGAAACTGCACCAGAGTTATTTTATCCTGACAAAGGTGAAGATAAAACTCACATAGCAATAGTAAAAAGTATTTGCGGTAAGTGTCCTCACTTAGCTGAGTGTGCTGAGTGGGGCATTACCAAAGAAGTTCACGGCATATGGGGAGGACTTGCTCCTACGGAGCGTAGAAGAATCCGTATGAAAAGAAGGATTGTATTACTGGAAGAGGAAGAGGAAGTTGCTTAATTTATCTAGGGCTTGGAGTGGGTCAACCACTAATGCAAAGCCACTACCTGATGTGTGGAAGTCTGTTGCTTCATTGCATATGAAGTTCCGCAGAGGTCAGGTATGTATGGTGGCTGCTGCACCAAACGCTGGTAAGTCTATGTTTGCATTAATCTATGCGATCAAAGCAAATGTTCCTACATTATTTTTCTCAGCCGATACTGATACAGCAACTGTGATGATGAGAGCAGCCTCTCACCTATCAGGTCACGGTCAAACTCTGGTGGAAACTAACCTAAATAATAACCGTCATTATTACAATAGGTTTCTCGGAGAGATGTCCAACATACAGTGGGTCTTTGATTCATCACCATCACTAGATGATATTGAGTTAGAGATCAAGGCTTATGTTGAACTCTTTGGAATTGCACCAGAGTTGATTGTGATTGATAATCTAATGAATGTTGCTGCTGAAAGCGACAATGAATGGGCTGGACTACGAGCCATAATGGTTGAACTGCACGATATGGCAAGACAAACAGAGGCTTGTGTTCTAGTACTGCACCACGTTAGCGAACAGAGTGAGTATGGCAAACCCAATATGCCACCTGCCCGTAGAGCAATTCACGGTAAGGTGAGCCAGCTACCTAGCTTGATCATTACTCTCGGTTATGATCCAGTAGAGAAGATGCTAAGGGTTGCACCTGTTAAGAATAGGTTTGGTCCACACACAGCAGATGGATCAGAGTTCGCCACTTTGTTCGTTAACTATGCTGTATGTCAGATCTCTGATGATGATGCAATGGGTCGTATGTATAGACGGGATGCGATACTAGATGTCGGCTAAGTATAATAAACAAAAGGGCGCAGCCTTTGAGATAGATGCAATGAAATGGTTTCGCAAGATGGGTGTACTGGCTGAACGCTTACGCTTATCAGGCAAGGAGGATGAGGGAGATCTAGTAGTTATGGTTGCCGGTGAAACCTACATCTTTGAGTTAAAGAATACTAAGACTTTAAATCTAAAGGAGTTCTGGGATGAAGCGCAAACAGAGGCTACTAATTATGCTAAGCATCGTGGTGTTGATAGGCCTTTTT